CTACATCTACACCGTGTCCAAGGTATGCTTCTACTTCTGCTTTAGCTTCCTCGGCAGTGATAAAGTCACTATCAAAGATGTACCCATTACCTTTACGCCCCCAAACTGGAATACGGAACATCCAACCTGCGTTCATTGCCTTAGCAAGTGTCCAAATAGGTATATCATTGCCGTTTGGATCAATAGCATCTGTGTATTCAGTAGGAAATACAATCGCTTCTTTCATTTTTAAATATTTAGAGTAGCTTTGCCATTTAGCATCTGTGGCTCCAATAATCTTCCTACCAAATCCTGTACAATCTACATAGAAATCATATTCATAATTTTTATTTTGACCTTTGATAGCATGACAGTGTGGATATTCGTCAAATAAAACTTCTTCAATTTCGTCATCATAAATTTTAATACCTTTTTGGAAGGCAAATTCTGTTAGATATTCGTTTAGCTTATGTGTATTAAAATGATATTGGCTAACTCCTGTATCATTTGGTCGCTCTTCAATAAATTTACTAAAAGGAGTAAGATTATTCCAAAGATAGTCGCCTGTAAGTTGTCTTGGATCAAGGTTTTCACCAATGGCTTTGGCGAATACAAAAGGTGTACCCAAATGTTCAGCAACAAACGGATCGTGAACATTTTGTAGGTAAGGTTTTTCGCCCCAATCTTCAAACATGATACCTGTTTTAAACGTAGCATCAGTTTTTTTAATTAAATCTCCTGCTTGAATACCTACATAGTCCATAAAGGCAGTCCAATGTTCAGTACTGCCTTCGCCGACACCAATAGTTCCAATTTTTTCTGATCGGATCATATCAACTTCCCACGTTGGAAAGGTTGTTTTCAAAATCAAAGCAGACACAAACCCTGCTGTGCCTCCACCTACTACTGCTATTTTCATTTTACTTCCTATTCGTCTAGTGTATACCAACCAGTTACAATGTACTTAACACCTTTATAGATAGGATTGCCGCGATGTGGATGCGTAAAGTAAGCAGGAAAGATACAAAGTTTGCCTGGTTCGGGCTTACACTTAACTCCTTGATACAAAAATTCTGTTTCGCCGCCTTCTTCTACACCGTTTAGGTACACTGTATATGCTAAAATACGTGATGCTGTGCTAAGATCAGCATTTTCGCAGTGCCACGCATGATATCCTTGATGTGGTAATGTCTTTTGTACGCTCATACCTTTAGGACTATGCTGCATCACAGCACCTAAGCTCTCGTACTTAGGTCTATACTTTTCTTCATATATTTTATTTAGGTTACTATAAAAGAAATGACACAGATCTTCGTCAGCATGATACATACTATTATGATTTGCCCAGTCCATGTAGATTCTTTCGTCTTGATTTTTCATACTGCTTTGTAGATTAGTCATTTGATTACGTGACATTTCTTCAAAACGTTTTATAACTTGCTTACACCAATCTAATGGAAACGCATTGCTATATTCTTCAATCCCATCAAAGTTTCCGTCCATTTGAGTCTCCTAAATAAAAAATTGTTGGTTCAATCTGTATAAGTCCCCAGTAAACATGTGAGGTTTAACATATGCGCTGTGTAGTACCGCTTGATTGTATAAGACCATTCTGTTAAATTTCATCGGTGCTATGCCGATTAGCTTCCAATCCATAATACTATCTGTAACATATTCAGTTACAGGATGTTTTCCTTCTACATCTAACGTGTGAGTAACACTTGTGTCTTCATAATATGGCTTGCCTCCAAACTTATAAAAACTTGTTCCGCCATCACATTCATTAGCAGTGTTAAGATAGATAGTACTAGCAAGATTAACACCGCTACTATTATCCATATGTGGACAAACAGGTGGTAAATTATCTGTTTGCATGACATTAACCATAAATGTGGCATTCATAAAGCTCCTAACAAAGTATTCTTTATCATAATATGTAGTGCATTCTGGAAAATGTTCTCTCCCCAATTGATCATATATCCACGCCATACCAGATAGTTCATAAAAAGCATTAATTCTACGAGCAGGATTGTTTCCACGTATCCTATAGTTATAACTTGCTGGAATGTCAAGGGCAAGTTGACGTACATCGTGTGGGTTTTTGTAAAAATCATCAACGATAACAACTTTTACACCATCAAAGTTCTCAACTGTAACATGATAATCATTATTGATGGCAAAAATTTCCACTTCGTTGATTGTATTTTTACGCATTGTTTCTATCCTTAATTATAAAGTTAGCACTGATAGTAGCTCTTGTATGTGCTGTATTATTTGGTGATACATAGTGATTAAGATTACTAGGAAAATAAATTATTTCACCTTCTTCTAACGGAGGCGTAATCCTATTGTTGTATTTGAACTCTTCTGTTGTAAGCATAGGCAAGTCTGTCTGCCAAAAATGGTCATATGTATTGTTGTAAAAAGTAAAATTACCACTACCTGGAGGTGTTTTCATCATGTAAGCACAACTTATAGCACTTACGCCTGTATGATTATGAACTTCTTGGAAATCACCTTTGTTATATCTGTTAAGCCAGCACTCAATTCTGTATTCTGCTGGCAAATCTATCTGAAAAGTTTCTAAATACTCTTTCAAACCTTCCATAGCAGGTTTAATAAACACATTCCATGGCATTTCATCAGCATCTCTGTTGCCAAATGTAGTATCTACGTTACACGCCCACTCTGTACTACGTTGTAAAAATTTATTGTCTTCTAAAAAAGGTGTAAACTCTTCCTGTACATTAGTATGACCGTGTAATAATGTTTTATATACAGGAATACCAAATAAATGTATAGTCATCTAAATACTCCAAAGTTCGCTGATATAGTTGCTCTTACTTTATCAGTATTATTAGGCCCTACCATGTGATATGTATCGCTAGGAAAGAAAACAATGTCTCCTTCTTCTAAATCTGGTGTATACTTGTCGCACATAGGATAGTTTTCGCCACACAGTTCGTTAAATCCTGTGTAAACAAAACTATTTCCACTACCGTTATTACTTACAAAGCTGAATTGTCCAGCTTCTTTGGGTAGTTTTAACATGTAAGCACAACTAAACACATTACCTGTTTGTACATGTTGATGAACTTCCTGGCTGTAACCTTGTTTGTATCTGTTTAACCAAGCATTTACTGAAAAGCGCACTTGACCTCTAACATCAAAATATTTCAAGTACTCGGACAAATCATTTATAGCAGGTTCTATAAACTTATCCCATGGCAGTTCACTGTTACCGTCAGGATTTGATATTGTAGTGTCTACGTTACAGTAGTAACTCCACGGATTTTTGAAGATACTATCTTTGTTAAGCCATTCATCAAATACATTGCTACAAGTTTCGTGTCCGGAAAATTTACAAATGTATATAGGTGTTCCAAAAATTTGCTGTACAGACATTAGTTCTTCATTGTAATAAGTTTACCGTACTCAGGCAAATAACAATATTCCATCTCACTATTATATAATGTTCTGACAGCATCGTCAAGTGTTTCTACAAGAGGTTCTCCACCTAAGTTGAAGCTAGTATTGAAAATAATAGGTACGCCTGTTTTATCATAAAATGCTTTGATTAAGTCGTAGTAATGTTTGTTTTGTTTTTGTGTAACTGTTTGAATCCTACAAGTTCCGTCTACATGAATAATGCTAGGAATTTTTTCTTCTACACCTGGCTGACAATCCATTGCGTACATCATATGTGGTGATTCTTCTAGTCCTCTCATGTCAAACCATTCATGAGCGTGTTCTAGTAGGATGGTTCCAGCAAATGGACGGAAATATTCTCTACGCTTGATTCTGTTTACATGATCTTTACCATCTGGGTCGGTTGGATCATAAAGTATACTTCTATTACCTAGTGCTCTAGGTCCATTTTCTGATGCGCCTTGCCATATTGTCACAATTTTTCTTTCCGTGATAAGGCTTACAACATCTTCGTTTGTAGCATCTGTCACTTCGGCGCCATATCTTTCAGCTGTGCTTGTGATTTCTTCATTGCTGTGACAATATTTAAAGCCATCATAGATAGTTTCAGCATAGTCACGCACCTTAGCATCTTTTGTAGTTTGATGATAAATCATCATTGCGGCTCCAATTGCTGTGCCTGCGTCATTTGATACTGGTTCTACGTATAAATTAATACCTGCTTCGTTTAACTTATCAAGATACCAATAGTTTGCTACACAATTTAATGCGTATCCACCGCTGAGTACAACATTTTTGTTGCCGCTCATCTCTACTGCTTTAAAAATAAGGTTCAATACCTGTTCTTGTGATCCTGATTGTACAGCATATGCCATATCTCTACGATTTTCTAGTGTAGTAAGGTCAACTTTACTGTTATATACACTTTCGTCTGTATTCAAGTACTCGTACTTGCCTTCATTTACAAGAGCCGCGTTGGGATAGGTTGGAATAACCACGTTTCTATCACTAGTAATCCATTCTCCACCATTGCCGTCAGTATAAATTGGTGGAATATTAGTGTTTGGTTTACCATATGGAGCAAGTCCCATTGTTTTACCTGCTTCAATTGGCTGGAACCCACAATATTGAGTGACTGCTTCGTATGCTTTAACAATACCTGCGCTGTCATCTAGAACAAGTTCGTGGAAACCTTCTTCACCTTCTCTTTCTGATGGCATATATTTTACTTTTGTGCCAGGAAACGGACCATTAGCACCTTGATGCTTGTATATTGTCTTAAAGTTACTAGGATAATCACAGTTAAAAATGCTTTCACATTCCCAAGTCATATACTCTTCACTGAAAGGGCCAGCATTAATATTCATTGGAATAAATGTACCAGCGCCATCAACTACTAGTGCTGTAGCATTTTCAAAGCCTGATCTATAAAACGCACATGCAGCATGTAGTTTATGATGTACGTGACTAAGGTCGATTACTTGTCTATGATCAAAGTTATTGCCATAAGCACTGTCTGATCTATCAATAAGTCCTAGTTTCCTAGCAAGACCTGTGTACATATCGCCGCCACTAAAGTCAATTCTACTTGAATCAGACAATGGCTGGGTGTGTGCCACTACCAAATAGTCTAATTTGTCTGTATAATCAAGAAATTTAGTCATTGCGGCAAGTGGTCCACCGTCATATTTCTTTCTAGTTAAGCGTTCTTCTTCAATCGCAAAAACAATTTCGCCATCTTTCAGCAATACTGCGCCACCATTATGGCCTCTTGTAATTGCTCCAATCCACTGTGTCATACTTTTCTCCGTTAAACAATTTCGTATTCAAGATCACATACAAAAACTTTACGTTCATTTAGTGTAGGATATGTTCCGTGATATACAGATGCGTCCATTATTACACATGAGCCTGCTCTTGTTTCGTGTTGTACATAATTTATATCATGATCAATTGGTTGTAGTGTTGTTAAATTTCCTGCTAATGGAAATTCTTCCGATTTTTCTGCGTCGGTAAGGAATAAAACTGCTGTAAGTTGCTGTCCTGGTTTATGATTATGTAAACCGTTGTAAGCACCTGACATATATTTTACACCCCAAGACTTTTTAAAGTTACCTAATTTGATTGGCAAATCTCTGCAACTGTCGCCTATAAAGGTAATAAAATGATTGTCAGGATCTATATCATATGGGTATGCCATATCTTCTTTGTAATACAAGTATCCATTGCCGTAATCTTTATGAGATTTGTCATAGTTTTCAAATAATTGTAAGAATTTTTTATAATCATGAAAGTATAGGTCGTCCACTACCCAAGTTAGCGTACTTTGCTTTGCTTGTATACGTGGTCCAAATCTAGTATCCCACATTTCTTCTAAATTGTTACCAATCATTGACCTGTGCGTCCTAAAATTTGTGCCGGTTGTGTTTGTTTAGCATGTACTACTCCATGAGTTGGGCATACTTCTTGTGTTTCTACTTCTTGAGGCTTGTAATCACCTGCGTATGCTCTTGGCTTGCCCAGTCTTTTGCGAACACTTTGTATAATCTGTTTGAAACTGTCGTCATCCAGTTCCATAACTTCGTCATTATATCTCTCAATTTCTTCTTCCATTGTAAGTCTAATAGGACTGAACTTACGTTTACCTTCACCTAAATCAATAATATCGAAATCTTCATGACCAGGATATGAAATATTAATAGGGTATGTACTACCAATTACACTTGTACATGTAGTGCCTAGTGCTTTAGCCATATGCTGTCCTAAACTATCGCAACCTAAAAAATGATCTGCTATTTGAATTACACTAGACCAAACTCTTACATCTGGAATTTGTGGCATAGCAATAGGTAGCGTAGGAGTATCTTCAATCTGTATAGGAAATTCACTCATTATGATTACAGCATAGTCTTTACGTAAGTCTTTAACAATACGAATTACATCATTTAAATGAAAACTACGGCTAGTGCCATCAATGATGAAATCCCCCATATTTTCTGCTGTACGGCCAAATGGTTGGAATACTACTACTTTGTCTTTACCCGTAACTGCTTTTACTTCTTCAACAACTTTATAACCTTGTACAAGCTCATGTTTGTTCATATAGATTTTAGGATCACTTACTTCTCGTAAACCTTCATTATTAATAGCAATATCAAACGCTTGGGCTAGACTACATTTTTGATTATAGTATTCCCAAACCCTATACGGCTCAGGAGTAATAATATCTCTGTCTTTAATATAGTCTTTAAAGAGATTTTTGTGCCAGTTGTCAAATGCCATTTCATGTAAAAATGGATGTCCTTTATAGAAGTCCATTCCGCCTTCACATACAATGATAAAATCTTTATCTTTTTCGTATAATTTTTCAAACGCAGGAATAGAACATACTACTCTACCCGCTCCACCATTCATAAAATATGCTTTTTTACGTGACAATTTCAGTACTCCTAATATGAAAATATTTATAGGAGTGAATTTTTAAAAGTGGCAAAAGCGAAAGGGCCCGCAGGCCCTTTCAAAGTTTTAAAATTTTTATATTATTATTTCTTACCAGCTACTTTTTGTGCCGCTACAGCAACATCAACAGCGAATGCTCCATCTCTGTATGGATCATCTGGGTCACTGGCAGCTTCTGGTTCGCGCATATCTCTTGGAGGAATAGGCATCATTTGAACTGCTTGCCATGGTTCAAATCCTCTATCCTGCATTAGACTTGGAAAATCTCTTAGACGTTGTCTGTACGTTAACCATTCGTCTTGTAATTCTTGCGGAGCGTCTGTTTGTCCTACTTTAGCATCAGTTTCGTGTAGCACTTCGTCACGCATGTCACGCACTTCCTGCCATGTAAGAGACATATTTGAACCTTCTGATTCCCATGTTCTTACACCAATAGTAAATTCACCTGAGTCAAAATCATACGTAATGTTAGCGTCATCGTAGATGTCTCTTGGTTCAATATCTGTGGTGTATTCTACATCTGGAAATCCGTCTGGAGCGTCCCAAAGAACTTGCCATTCTCTTTGACGTCTCTTAAGGATCATATCTTCACGTCCTTCGTCGTTACCAATTTCACAAAGCAGTGGATTTTGCTTACAATCTACTGTCACTCTTGTGATATCTGCTCCTGCTGGTCTTTCAAGATCTTGTTTTAACCATAAGCACCATCCTGATTCCTTACCATAGTCTTCACTATCTGGATCATTTGTGATTTCAAAGGTTAAAAACTCTGGACCATTATATGTATGTGTATCCGTTAGTCCATTAGCAAAGCTATCTTCATGCCATGCGTCCCAAACCGGATATGTAAAATCTACGCTAACTCTTCTCATTGTATTTTAACTCCTAAAAGTATTTATCCTTTATTTTTATATTACATATATGTAATTCTTACAACACCAGAACCGCCTTGTCCTGACCCGCCGGCACAACATTTTGCCCAGTTATCACAGTATGAACTTACACCTGCTTGACCACCGCCTGCTGGCCAGTCAATGTGACAACCACATGAACACCAAGCAACGTTAGTTACTCCGACTTGCATTTTTCCAAATAACGGTGCTGAACCTGAGAATGAATACGTATAGTTACAGTGACATCCTCCGTGTCCTGGTTCTGTTCCTGATGTTCCCATCATACCAAAATCTGCTCCAAAAATACCACAAACGTTACAGTTTGAACATGTGTGCGAGTGTCTTGGACCCCAAGCATCACCGTTACACATCCAGCCACCACAACCTCCTACAGTACAGAAGTTTGATAAGTTGTGTCCATTTACATAACTCTTACAACCCATACCTGCTGTACAAGTATGAGCTTTACCGCACGGCCAACTGCCGCCAGCACAAACTGTGTATTGACAACCAGGTACTGTGCTTACTGTCTTAGAAGCATAGTTACCGCCTGATCCACCAATTGAATATGAACAACGGTTACAGCAAGTGTGGCCTGGGCCACCGCCACCGCCGCTCCAAATTTCAAAAGTTACTGTGCTTACCCCTGATGGTACTGTCCAATAACAGCAACGTCCGTTTGCTTGTTCACAACATCCACTTTGTCTAGCACAACTGTGACATCTCATACCTCTACTATTATAGATCCATTGTACACCGTAGTAGTTACCTTCACCGTGTGCGATGTCTGAGTTTTGGATAGATCCGTCTACAATACTATCTGCTTTAACTTTTTTATAACTTGCGTATGTTGCCATTTTTCATCCTATGCGTATGTTATTCTTACTATTCCTGAGCCGCCCATATTGCCGCCACCGCACTGTTTAGCCCAGTTACCACAATAGCTTGACATGCCTGTTTGGCCGCCACCAGCTGGCCAGTTCGTATAACAAGCACAGTTACACCATGCTTCTGCGTTTGCGCCAGCAAACATTTTACCCACAAACGGTGCTACACCTGTTTGTCCCCAGTCTGCTGATTTACATTGACAAGCACCGTGTCCGCCTGTTACACCAGTTGATCCCATAATACCAAAGTCAGCACCAAAAATTCCGCATATATTACAGTTAGCACAAGTTTGAGTATGTCGTGGTCCCCAAGCATCACCGTTACACATCCAGCCCGGACATCCACCTGTGACACAGAAATTACTTAAATTATGTCCATTTACGTAAGAGCGACAACCCATACCTGCTGTACATGTATGTGATTTAGAACATGGCCACGTACCACCCGCACATACTGTGTATTGACAACCCGGGCAAGTACTAATAGTTTTTACACCATAATTACCACCTGATCCGCCTGCTGAGTGAGAACAGTTATTACAGCATGTTTGTCCTGCTCCTGCGCCACCGCCTGACCAAATTTCAAACGTTACTCTAGATACGCCTGATGGTACAGTCCAATAACAACATTTACCGTTTGCTTGTTCACAACAGTCACCAGCATCAGAACAGTGATGACAGCGCATTCCGCGGGCGTTATAAACCCATTGAACGTTGTACTTGTTACCTGCTTGCGCTCCTAGTTTGCCAGCAGTAATACTACCGTCTTCAAAGTTATCTGATTTGAGTGTTTTATAACTTGCGTAACTTGCCATTATATTTCCTATACATAAGTAATCTTTACAATTCCTGAGCCGCCTTGTCCAGAGCCTCCAGCACAGCATTTTGCCCAGTTATTACAATAACTAGATGTACCTGCTACGCCGCCACCTGCTGGCCAGTTAATATGACATCCACAAGCACACCATGCTTCGTTAGTTTGTGTTGCCATATGCATACCAATACCGGCAGCCGCTCCAGTCCAACTTGTTTGTCCGTGACATCTACATGTTGTTGTACCTGCTTTGATTCCTGCGCTTCCCATCATACCAAAGTCAGCACCAAAAATTCCACAAATTCTACAGTTAGCACAACTTGTTACTGCGTGTCTTTGACCCCACGCATCACCATTACACATCCAGCCGCCACAGCCGCCGTCTGTACAAAAGTTTGATAAGTTATGACCGTTTACATATGAACGACATCCCATACCTGCTGTACATGTATGTGACTTACCACAAGGCCAACTGCCTCCTGCGCATACTGTGTATTGACAGCCGGGGCTTGTATCAATAGTTTTGATCGCGTAGTTACCACCAAAACCACCAATGGCAAACGAACAGTTGTTACAGCAAGTGTGACCTGGGCCACCGCCTCCACCGCTCCAAATTTCAAATGTTACTTTATGAACACTTGCTGGTACTGTCCAATAACAACACTTACCATTTGCTTGTTCACAACAACCACTTTCTCTAGCACACTGATGACAGCGCATTCCACGTTCGTTATAAATCCACTGTGTTCTTCGACAAGCACCAGCACCTGCGGCAAATTTTCCACGTGTAATAGTTCCTGGTGGAATACCGTCTGAATTAATCTTTTTATAACTTGCGTAAGATGCCATTACCTATTGTCCTCAATATTATACAGTGTGGATACGCCAACCATAGCTATCACCGGAAAAAACCAAATCAAAAGCCGCGCCTTCTGAATCAACAGTCATGTTTGCGGCATCACCTTGGATTAGTTTTCCGTTTCTAGCAACAGTAAGTGCGTTACTGTCAAATGTTTTTCTTAGATCAAAAAATCTAACAACGTCTCCAACTGCTGGTGAAGCAGGAAGTGTTATAGTAACAGCTCCGCCATTTGTATCTACAAATAATTGTTCGCCTGATGCTGCAGTTGTAGCCGATGTAATCGTCCTAGCGTTGAGAACACCTACAGGTAGCCAAGCTGTGCCGTTGTACAATTCCAAAACATTTACTTCTGTGTTGAAACGTAATGAACCCGCTCCTGCGTCAACTGTTCTTTGAGCTGTCGTTCCTGTTGGAACTGTAACACCTGGTGAACCTAAAGATATTCTTCTACCCATATTACTTTCCTTTAACTACTTGGTACTGCTGTTTCAATACCCATTGCAACTGCTGTGACAGATGCCGCTGATGATCTAACAACAACAATCTTTGCCGCGTCAGCAACAATACCTGTTCTTTCAAGCACACCGTTTGGACCAATTGATGTATCATATTCTAGATACTCACCTGCTCCAGGTGTTGCTGTGGTTGCTACTGCTAATCTTACGTTTGCTGTTGAGCTTCCTCTGTTACAAAGAGATACTGTAACAACACTATAAGTATCAGCAGGGACTGTGTACAAAGATGTATCTGTGTTTGCACTTAGATCACTTGTTCCTAAAATTCCCGTTGCCATATTCTTTTTCTCCTATATAGTATTTAGCTATTATGACTTAGCACTTAAAAAGTACGCAAACGACACTGGTGATCCGCTGATTCCACCGTTAAAATTCATTCCTGATGTAACCGTAATTGGAGAATCATCTGTAGTCGAAATTGTATTTCCTGTTATATTTATTTTACCTGCTGTAACAGCGTTAACGTTAAGAGAACTACTACCGCCACCAATCTGTGCGTTAACGTAAGTAATAATTGCTCTTTGTGTTGGAACAATGTTATCTGAATTTTGCGCCATTGTACCGTCAGTGCTAAATTCGTTAATAGTTGCTCCGCCTTGTCCTAAGCCAACAGCACCTAGTGACAATTCTTGTAGTCCTGCTAGACTGAATGCGCTTGTATTCAAGCTCGCAGTACCTGTACTCTGTTCAACGTTAAACAAGCGTCCAACACGGAAGTTACCGTCTTGGTCAGTACTTGTGTAGAACACTCTACCTCCTCCGAATTCATTCACTTCGTCATTTGCGTCTGGTTCGTAAGTTGGCGTATTTGGATAATTGGTTTCAGTTAAGTTACCTGTACCAATATCTAAGAAGTCATGTCCTGTTAGTCGTACTTGTGAGTAACGTCTTCTAATTGTTATGTTGGCACCGTGTGATGGCGCTGTTTCTACACCTAGATCTGGTGACAACTGTAAGTTAGCAGATTGGTTGCCTTCTGTGCCTAATAGTTCTCTTACAAACACAACTTTAAAGTATCGATCATCGCCTTCAATCTGTAAGTTAGCACCTTCTGTAGGTGTTTCTGTTAGACCAATTACATTCATAAATCCTGCTTCTTGGAAGATATCTGCGTATCCGTCGCCACTGATTGTAGCACTTGCTGTTTCAAAGTCTGTTCCTCTAGAAGTCCAAGTTGGCTGTGTGATAACACCATCACCTACTCTAACTTCGATTGGACATGTCAATGTTTCGCTTGGATCAGTGATTGTAATTTCTGGTGGATTACTTGAGTCATATCCACTACCTGGATTGATAATGTAGAACTGTGTAATTCTACCTGATGATACAGCCGCTCTAGCAATAAGTCCTGAACCACCATTTTGGTTAGTTACTTGTACTCTAGGCTCAATTGAATATGTTGTTGTAGCATCTAGTGTTGCTTCAACAGCATTACTATGGTGGAAGTTATCCCAACCTGCTGTGTTATCCGATTCTTTTACAATGTTAGCAACTTTTGTTCCTGAGTTGTATGAACTAATAACACCA